AAACTATATGACGGAGAAAACGGCATATCAGTAATACCTTGTCATTATAGACTAGAATATCAAGAGTGGGCTGACTTTGGTACAGGCTCAGGAAGACCAGAAAATATATTTCCTGGTAATAGTGATATTCTTTCTAAAACAACGAAAGATGCTATGGGTAAGGATAGATTACCAAACGGTCATTATATCCAAAAAACTGCTCAACATTTTGTTATCATATCAGATGGCAATTCTGCTGAGACAGCGTTGATATCTATGTCTTCATCACAAGCAAAGATTTCCAGAAAATGGAACTCAATGATGATGAGCATTACTAAAGATGGAAAAGACGGTCCATATACTCCGCCACCTTTCAGCCACATCTATAAATTATCCTCTGTAAAAAACAGCGGAAAAGGAAATGAGTGGTATGGATATAATATCCAGAAAGTGTCTGAAATAACTGATGCAAATCTATATGCTAGAGCTAAGAAATTTTACGAAACCTGCAGTAGAGCTGATCAGAACGCTAAAGGTTTAGCAAAAGTTAAACCTGATGAAGCAACCAAGAGATCTTCATTAGATTTATAATCTTTCTTACTTAAATAGGAAGAAAGTAGGGGCCGGTCGAGACCTAGCGGCGAAACCGGCCCTTAATAAAAAATTATGAATTATAAATTTAATAATAAAACACTTAATACGTATGAAGACTGGCTCGATCTTGGTCATGTAATAATACCTACTGATCAGAAGATAGCTAGGGTCAGTTGGAAGAAGGAAGATTTTAGTTTAACGAAAGAAGAATGGAAAAAAAATTACTCAAAAGCACAAATAGCATTAAGACTTGATAAACACATTGATTTAGACGTAGACAATCCAATTGTCAGAAGATTTATACCATATTATTTAAAAGGTTGTGGAGCAGTTTATGGTAGAAAAAATAATCCCTATAGTCATTACCTATGGGAAGGTTCCTGTAAATTTACACAATACATATTACCAAAAAGTTTTGAAAAAAACTTTGAAAAGTTTGAAAAAGGTGCAGTTCTTTGCGAATTAAGAAGTGGTAAAGAAAGATACACAATAGTTCCAGAATCTCCATATGATGATGGCGGAGAGATAGTTAAATGGGCAGAATACACTAACATTCATAAATACAGTGGAAATATAAAAGTTGATGTAGGTAAGATAGCTTTATCTACAGCGCTTACAATTATATACCCTCCTACTGGCTCTAGAGATATTTATTGCACAGCTATAGCAGGAACCTTAATTAAAAATACGGATTGGACAACAGAAGATATTGATAAATTCGTAGGCAACATTGCAGAAGCAGCCAATGACACAGAAGCTGAAAAACGTAATAAAAAAGGAACAACAGTTAAAAAAGCAGAAAAGCAATACGGCATTCCTAAACTAGCAGAAACTTTAAATGTTGATCAAAAAGATGTAGTAAAATTATTTAGTTGGGTTGGAGTAAAATATGCAGCGGGAGGTGAAATTGCACAAGAAACGATCGGAGATATCATAGAATACGGGCATGATAGATATGAAGTTAAAGTAAATGCATTCGATAATGGCATATTAAAAGAAAAACTAATTAGAGTAGACGGTCCGACGCTTATGAATCAAAAAGCGTTTTATGATGCGGTGATTAGTAAATCATCGGTCTGGATCCCTAAAATGAAAGCTACAGATTTTGAAACAATTATGAAACAAAAGTTTGAGGCTAGAGATCAAGCAAAAGACTATGACGAAGAAGCCGACGAGGACCTTGTCTTTGTAAAATATTTTTCTGAATATATTAAAAAAGAACAGGCATTTGCAGATAAAATTAATTTACTTGAATATAAACGACCCCATTTCGATGTAGTAAAAAAGTTTTTAGATTTTAACTTAAACTCTTTTGAGAATTTTTTAAACGAGAAAAGAATAAAAATAAAACGAGTCGATCTTGTTATGAACATACAAAGAATATTAAAAGCTAAAAAATACCGTGGAAAAGTTAAAAACCGTTCTTGTGTGTCTTGGAGAATAGACAATTATGACATACCGAAAGAGGATCTTGTAATTGATGGTGAAATTGCAGAAGAAGTAAAGGAAGTAAAGGAAATAACAGATGGAACCTAGGTTTATTGTTGGACCACCAGGAACAGGAAAAACTAAAACATTTTTAGTAGAAAAATACAAAGAATGTTTCTCTAAGTACAACCCAGAAAAAATACTTTTACTTTCTCATACAAATGTAGCTGTTGGAGAAATTTTAGATGAAATAATGAAACTTGAAGAAGTAAAAAAAAGAGGATACAGAAGAAAATTTCTTGAAGCTCACATATGTACCATCCATAGTTACTGTCAAAGTAAACTTTTAAGAAAAGAAAAGTTTGAAGATACGGATTTTGAAAACTTGTGTCGAGAAGAAACAGGTTTTCGTAACAGCAAAGAAAGAGATATTGAAAAACATCCTGTTCTTAAATTTATTAAAGAGGCGCGTGGCCATGGAAGAACTTTCAATAAGCATTGGAACGACCCTATTACAGATAAAAGAGATTGTATTAAAGCAAGTTATAATGTCGAAAACATAAAAAATTTAAATGAAGTGTATGAAAAGTTTAAAAATAGAAAAGACAACTGGTTACGAGATTATGCAGACATGATAGATGAATTTAATTCTTTAACTAAAGAATCTGATATTGAAGTTCTCATTGTCGATGAAGCCCAAGACTCCAATGTTCCACAACTTAAAGCTATTAGAAAAATAGCTAAAAATGTAAAAGACGGTCATTTTTATTTAGTAGGAGATCCTGACCAAACCATTTATGAATATGCCGGATCAGATGCTAAGTGGTTTCATGAAGCAGCTGCCAAACCTTATCTAGAACTAAAACAAGGTTTTAGATGTGGTAAAGTTATTAATGAATTTTGTAAAGAAATAATTGCACCTATCTGGAAAAAGTACGAGTATGAACGAACGTGGTTACCTGCTGAAGGTATCCAAGGAAATAAATACCCACTAACAGATTTTGAACCTTCAAAAAACTTAGACATTCTTTTAGATAAAATGAGAAACACTAAACAGAGTTTTTTATTCTCTTTCAGAGGAAACCCTAGTGATAAACTAGTAAGAAATTTTTTAATACACCATGGTTTTGAATTTGCTCACATAGACAGCCCCGCTTATGTTTCAAAAAAAGAATTAAGATGTCATTTTGAATGGCCTAAATTTATAAACGGAGAACCTAAAAGTTTAGTTCAAATAAAAAATTTTCATTCTTATTTAGGGCGAGACGCTTTGATGCATGGTATGGGTAAAGAAGATTTTAAAACCTGGATTAAAAGAGACTATACTTATAACGAATTGATAGAAGCTAAATTTTTTAAACCTTCGCTAGGTATAGAATTTGATCTTCTTAGAAAAAAACGTGACAGTGATCGAATAAATTATATAAAAAAAGTCTTAAGAAAGGGTATCGATTTTGATGGAGACATTAGAATTAAATATGGAAATATACATAAAGTTAAAGGGACAACTTTTGATAATGTTATCGGAGACCTGTCAATATACAGAAAAAAACCAGAACCAAGATATGTGCAGCTTCGACTAAAATACACAATGTTTAGTCGAGGGGTGCATGACATTTGGATTTTAAAACCACAACTAGGAACAGTGGGGGAGTTAGGAAACTACGGGAGAAATGAGCGCATATAAAAAACAAGTTGGAGGAAACCATTATAAAAATTTTAAAATTCAACCGAGCAAATTTATTAATAATAACAGGTTGTTATTTGCAGAAGGAAACGCTATAAAATATATCTGTAGACATTCTTACAAAAATGGAAAGGAAGATTTAAACAAAGCAAAACATTACATTGATATGATTATTGAAAGAGATTATAAATAATGTGTGCTTCCCCTAAACTAACGGATATTGATTTAAGAGGTATTAATACAGTTGCAGTTGACTTAGAAACTTATGATCCAGATTTAAAAAATAAAGGTTCAGGGGCAGTCCGTGGTAATGGGTTTGTATGCGGTATTGCAATAGCTACAAGTAAACAAACACTTTATTTTCCTCTCAAACATATACAAACTGATAATATACCCCGTAAAAAAGCATGGGATTACTTGAATAAAAATTTGTTTCAAAACCCAAACATTAAAAAAATATTCCATAACGCAATGTACGACGTCTGTTGGATTCGTGCAGAATCAGGATTAATGCCTAAAGGACCTTTGCTGGACACAATGATTGCTGCTTCAGTGATTGATGAAAATAGAATGAGGTACTCGTTAGATGCTCTTAGTAGAGATTATTTAAAAGAATCTAAATATAAATATGATTTACAAGAGAAGACTTTAGAATGGTCTAACGGAACTATTAAGGATCCAATGACCAACATGCATAATTTACCTTATGATTTAGTAAAAGAGTATGCAGAACAAGATGTTAATTTGACTTTAAAACTTTGGAAACTATTTGAAAAAAGAATAAATAAAGAAGAGAAAGTTGACAATGGAAAGATTAAAACTCTAAAGCCTATTTTTGAACTGGAAACAAGACTATTTCCCTGTCTCGTTGACATGAAGTTTAGAGGAGTTCGATTTGATGTTGAAAAAGCTAAGAAATTCGGGGAAAAATTAAATAAAACCAAGACAAATATTATCAACCATATTGAAAAAAGAACAGGAGTTAAAATAGAAATTTGGGCAGCAGCCTCCATTAAAAAACTTCTAGATAAACTAAAGATAAAAGACTACACAAGTACCCCTAAAACTAAACTACCTCAATTACCAAAAAATTATTTAAAAACTCATAAAAATCATTTTGTAAGAATGATTGCTAAGGCAAGAGAATTTGACAAAGCGGAAGGAACTTTTGTCGAAGGTCTTTTAAAATTTGTTCATAAAGGAAGAATTCATGCTGACATTAATCAAATTAGAGGAGAAAAAGGGGGAACTATTACTGGAAGATTTTCTATGTCTAATCCTAACCTTCAACAGATTCCTGCTAAAGGGTTTATTGGTAAGAAGATGCGAGAGTTATTTCTACCAGAGGAAGGAAGTACTTGGGGAGCATTTGACTACTCTCAACAAGAACCTAGAATTGTTGTTCATTACGCTTTAAAATTGAACATGAAAGGAACAGAAGAATTAGCTGAGTCTTATAAAAACGACCCAAATGCAGATTTTCATCAAATTGTAGCAGGGATGGCTAAAATACCACGAACCACGGCCAAAACAATTAACTTAGGGTTATTTTATGGAATGGGTAAAAACAAATTAGCAGAACAACTAAATCTTGATTACACAGAAGCAACAGAGTTATTTAATACATATCATAAAAAAGTTCCTTTTGTAAAACAACTCTCTTCTGGCCTACAAGAATTTTCTAAAGTAAATAAGTTTATCTACACATTAGAAGATAGGTTTTGTCATTTTGATAAGTGGGAACCTATGGATAAAAGATGGAACGCAAAAGAGAAAAGGTTTGTGATCAAAGTGGATGAAAAAGACAAAGATGGAAAAACTAAAACAGTAGAGAGACCTGTACCTCTGCTTTTAAAAGAAGACGCCGAGAAAAATTATAAAGTTATGCTAGCCGATAAAGGATATCCGGCTGACCCAGAACTAAAAAACTTTGAATATCACTATCAACCTGCTTTTATATACAGAGCTCTAAATAAATTAATACAAGGATCAGCAGCAGACATGACTAAGAAGGCTATGGTTTTATTATACGAAGAAGGTATATTACCTCATATTCAAATTCACGATGAATTATGTATTTCTATAACTAGTGAGGAGCAAGCTAGAAAAATAGAAAAAATTATGGAAAAAGCAATTAAACTTGAAATTCCCAACAAAGTAGACTATGAATCAGGACCAAACTGGGGTAATATAAAATAAGAAGAAACTATGGAAACAATAAAAGCACAAGCAATGAGAATATACTCACTAGCATTAGCTAATAAAAAAGCTACTGCAGTGGTTGTAGCTGTCGTTGTTTTACTAATTATAATTAAGTAATAAGGTTTTATGTT